GGTGTATTAGAATCTATACTATCTGCCCAAGGGAAACCCAAGGCATCAACGAGGTGTCCACCTTCCAGAGAAACATCAGACACATTTAAAAGAAATAGTCCTCCTAGAATCGCACCTTTGTCTAAAACAGGTGAAACGTCGGTTAATCGCGGGTCGTCATCAGCCGTTAAAAGAGGATCGCCCCCACTTGACTCAGGATCAATAGAAGGAGAAGAAGAAAAACTTACTTGAGGGTTACAAAAATCACAACCTTTGAAATACAAAGCCCCATTTCTTAAAAATATTCTATTGTGATTTCGTAAATAATTTGTCACACCATTAAATACATTAAGTACGCCAATGTTTTCATAAGAAAAAAGCCCTGCACCATCGACTAGAAAAATACTATTGAGAACAAAAATTCTATGAAAGGCAGCACCACCCACATTGGTAATAAGACACGCCGCATCACTGTCATTAAAAAAATAACAATTAACAAAATAAGCCGAGTCACCATTGCCAGCTGATAATGAGGTAGCAATGAATACTCTGAAAAATTGACAACTTAAAGCATTAAATATACCTGTAGCACCCGAAGAGCCATTTCTAAAATTACAAGCGTTATTACTTGTGCCTTTAAAACGACAACCAAAAACCCAAAAGCCCCAACCATTACCATTACCGGAATTGGTATTAATAGAAAATCGTTGTAATGCGGAATTGTTTAAGAAATTGAAGTCACGCCATACCATACGTTTAGGGCCATGCACATTTGAGCTTGATGTCCTATTGAAGTGACTAAAAATTGGCTTGTCATCTTGACTTGCCCATTCATCGCGAGTTGTGATACCCCAACTTTTTAACCAGCCTGAAAAACTTAATGTGAAAATGCCGTCGGTGTGTGGTATGGTTGCGTCGTCGGAAATTTCGAGCGTTCCATAATCTTCACCGCCTGATGGTTCAGAAAGAAATCTAAATTTCCAATCTTTAGTAACTAACTCTTGGCCTTCGGCATCCCTAACCCGTTGCAAAGCTTCACCAAAAGTCAAATATGGCGCGGCGGGTGTACCTGTTCCTGTGGTGTCATTGCCCACACCAAAAGACCCGGATGCGGCACCATCATTGATCCATACAATACCTAAAGTTATTTGACCTGCATCTAAAGCTGACATTTAAGACTCCTGACTTGTACGGTGTAATTTGTTTTCATGTTCGAGAATTTGGGTTTTGCAAACGTTCTTTGCAATTCCCCGCGCTTCGCCCTGTGAGGTTTTTTGACTAACTTCGAGTTTTAAATCTGTAATTGAGTTGGTCAACTTATCAATACTTGTCGCGATCCGCTTCATAAAGAAACTGAGCATCAAAACAATGAAAGGCGTTGCTATCTGCAAAAGGATTTTTAATGACTCATCCATTAAGAGGCTCCTTGTAATTGATTTGAAATTTCTTCCAACATTTCGGGCGGCACCTCTCCGGCGGTTTTCGCTATTTCGGCACCTTGTTGAGCTTGGTTTAAATTCTGTTGCTGTTGCGCGGCTTCCGCACGTTCGGCGCGGTCGTCTGCAATTTCCTGACTGTCTTTGATCAAGTCAATCGGGAAGCCGGTTGCCTTGGCAAGTTCGATGTAGGTTTTATCCATCTTGAAGTTGTCTGAGATTTCGGGCGGTGACGCGGCCAATGTTTCAAGCATCCCACGAATGGCCACCGCATCGGTGAACCGTTGGGCTCTGGCAAGTGGCGAATCGTAAGTGATTTCAATTTCACCAAGGGCGAGAAGTTCTTGAGGTGGTTCAGGCAGTAAACCCTTGCGGTTAAGAATTCCGTGAACACGCTCAATAACGGGTTCAAAAAATTGTTTCTCCAAAATAGATTGAAACGGTCCAAGCAAAAGGTTTTGATTTTGTTGTCTTTGATCGACTTCAAAGGCGGTCATGGGAACACGTTGATTCAATAATTGAAGTTGATCATTGAAAAATATTTCTCGGATGGCCGCGCGGCGTTCTTCGATAAGTTGAAAACTCAAACGAGGGTCGCCGACGGTGAATAGCTGAGATGCCTTCCGGCCCTGCGGGTCTTGGTTCATGTTGATTGCGGCGGGTGTCACATCGAGGCCCGAAGTGTAGGCGTTCACCGGCACATCAAGCGCGGGATCTCCGGCCTTTTCGGCCACTTCCATAATTATTCTCATACCCTGATTGACTGTGAGAATGTCGGGCATTGCTTGGTGTCCCAAGCCCCTCGCGTAAATATCAGTACCGACCACCTCTAATCGAGGTGTGGCATAAGGCATTTCGTGAAAGCCGCCCTCTTCGATTCCATGTTCCTCTTTGGTTTCGATCCACTTTGAAATAATTGGAAGGTTTGTATTTGTGATGATGTCGGGGTGACGATCTTTGCGCGGCCCAACATAGTGCATCAGATCAAAATCGTCATTGCCGTTGCCGCTGTCAAATGCGCGTCGTACTGTGTCGCTGACCTGTTCAGGCTTCCAACGTTGTAACATCTGCCGCGCATTGAGTTTGAAAATTCGATAAACGGTATCAATGTCGCCTAAGTGGTTTTGATCGTAGAAAATACAAGACAAATCAAAATTTCGGCCTCTGAATACATGCTTATCGTCTTCCTCAATAAACAAGGTCGCATTACCAAACCCAAGCCATTCTTTGTAAACCTGAAAAAAGTTTTCTGAGAGATTGCGACTTATGAAGGATTGTTCAATATCGCGTATTTCTGCGAGGTATCTTTGAACCGAATCAAGTTCTAAAACTTCGGGATTATTAACGCGATGATGGAACCATTTACCGGCGGGATTCGACGCCTTTGAAAACAAACCACTTGCGGCCATAAACAAAGCTTGCGGCCCTGTCGTGTCAAACATATCTTGAAGGAAATCGCCTGGGGTACGATCCTCAAGAAAGTTACCATTTCGCGGCAAAAGAAAATCACTAATATCTTGCCACCCCGTCAAGAACGTTGAACGTTGCGACTTTAATTCTTTTTGCCGGTCAATTAATAGTTTGACATGAGACATTTATTGCGTTCCTCCCAAAACTCTTTTTCTGGTTGTCGGTGCTGTTCTTGCCCCAAGGGTGGAAGTGAAAATCGTTGACTCCCTACCTTGAGCCAATCGCGCTGAACGTCGGGCCTTACGGGCGGCGACTTCCTGTTCTTCGCTGTTGTCTTTGGGCGGTTCAGGTGGCGGCGGGGCTCTACGTGGTGATCCTCCAAAACTCATTTACCTTCTCCTTGTTTGTGTTGGCCTTTTTTGATTTGTGGTTCTATGACGCGAACTGAAATTTGATTTTGCGTGTGAGGGTTGAGGGGCAATATGACTTTGTGATATGCGATTGAAGCCACAAGCAAGAGTCATAAATGCATCGGCGGCGTGTGATGCGTAGTTGTGTTCCGGCACATCCTTATAAATTTGTTTTTTGTGGTCGTATTGTTTTGAATAGGCTTTGAGACAGTCAACGCCTTTCGCTGTTCCGAAACGATCAAAATAACAGCGCGACAACAAACCTCGGGCCGCTTCGATTTGATCTTCTTTTTTAAGCCTTGCAACTGTCGTAAAGGTGATACCCAATTTTTGAGCGGCTTCAAAACGGCTGACGCCGGTTGTCCAATCCCTTACCGCGATGTCATGCGGTGCCAAATGGGTTCCATAAACAAAGCCGGTTTGTTCTTTGAGGTATTGAATGAAGTGAGGCAAGCCCTCGTCGGATTTTTCATAATATTTCAACAAACGAATATTGCCTTTTTGTTCCTGAAAGAACCAAATTGAGGTTTTATCGCTGATACCAATATCCCAAGCGGTATGAACCGGAAGACCCGGCGTATGGGAGAAAAAATCTATGCGGTTGTTTGATTCGCAATATCTAATTTGTTGGGCGAAATAGGCCCCCACCAACGGCGCATCAAAAGAACAATAATATTCCTGTTGAATCAATTCTTCAGACATTCCCATTCTGCGCTGTTCGTCAATCATTGCTTGAGTGATGACCGGCACCATAATGGGCTGACCCGTCTTAGGGTCAAATTGAATTTCACCTTTTTGATTGACAAGGGGTTGGCGTGTGTCGTCAATCGTGAGGCGTTCGCAAAACCAATTCGGGTTTTCTTGAGCATTTCTAAAAAGCTCGTATCCGTGATTTCTACCGCGTGGGGTATAGGGAAAAATGGCGAAGCCATCTGAAGACAAAAGTGAGGGCTGTAAATAATCCCACGCTTGTTTATTTTGAATGGCGAACTCTGAGAAGATGCCGCCTTTGATATTGGAGCCCACCAAATTATCAACACGTTCAGAGGCAACGAATTGAATTATTGAACCGGGGCCTTTACCATTGAGCGAATGAAGTTGAATTTTCATTTCGTCGTTGCGTATTTTGTTGATCACCTCTTTCGGGATGAAATCTAAAAAGGGTCTGTTGGCCGGTGGATTCGTGAAGCCGTCAAAAATTGCCTTACGGGCTTGGCCCAATTCTGGAAAAATATAAAAATAAGTGCCGACGTCATGTACTGCCTGAGATATTAAAAAATTCCAGGCGTCCAGATCCTTACCGGCGCGGCGGTGGCGCACCAATACCGCACGTTTGCACCCGCTTTCCATCGAACGCCAAAACGGTACTTGGTAAGGGCGTGGTAAATACCCGTATGGAACTTGTATTTCGTTAAGTTTCATCGGGCCGTTCTTCTATCTCAGGGGATTTTTCAATTTCTTCCTGTGATTGCAGTTCGCCAAACTTGACCACTTGAATAACAAATGGCTCACCGCCTTGGCCGGTGACTTCATAACGCTCACGGTATTTTTCAGGCTTCAAGGCTTTTAAGTGAAATTCGATAAGGCGATCCGAAAACTCCGTGACCTCCCCCACCTCTTCACCCTGATAAAAAACAGATTTCTTAACGCCATTGAATACGCGGTTGTGAAGCTCGGCTTCTACCTTGTCGGCATAGATTTCTTTTGCTTGGCTGAATTTCTTCTTGAATTCTTCGCTTATCATGCGTTCTTCGTAAACGGTTGAAGTGCCAACGCCAGTACGCTTGGCCGCAATGGTGACGATGCCTAGATCAGCAAGGTGTTTAAGGAATTCCTCTTGTCTGTCGGGCGTGAATTTGGTGTTGCCATACAGCAACGAGCCATCAATAGACTTGATTTCCTCGTTAAGGTTGTCGCGTTCTTCACCCATCGAATTGCCTTTGCGGTTGACGAGGGGATGAAAACCATC